ACGTAGTTTATGACCTGCACGTTGTAGGGTTTCTCCTACTGTAGGGCCTGTTGTACCTGTTCTACTCCAAGCTGCCGTATCTAGTACTCCTTGTACTGACCACGGATCAGCTAGTTCCATTTTAGTTATTAAGTCTGCTAAGTCTACTCCTGTTAATCCTTTACGATATAACTCTCTATAAACTATCAAAGTACCATCAGAAGGATCAATACAAGCCCATATACAAGCACTTTCTGAAGCGTACCCATAGTCAATACCTTTAATTCTTTCCCAGCCAATCGGGATTTCAAATGGTGTAATAACATGAGTATCTAAATCAAACTCTGTAAAAGCTGCTCCTTCTGTAACATCCCAATTACCTTCTAGTAATTGTTTACGCTGCACATCTGGCAACGCATTTAACATTTGTTCGTATCTGCCATCTTTAGCTAGGTAAGGATTGTCTTCTAACCTAGCAGGTATAAACCTTCTGGTAAGCCCATCATCGCCTTTAAATGACTCATTAGGCTCTGAAGGTAGTACGTATCGTTTCTTAACCCAAGTAGATCCAACTCCTCCTGGGTTAGCTGTACAACGCATATATGGCGTTATCTGATCATCCGTTGTTCTTAAACGTGATGACAAGTAGTTCCATGAAAACTCTGTTGCTAAGTGTGTTATCTCATCAAACCCAATCCATGAATAGGCTTGGCCTTGATACCTATACACATCTGCATCCCTTTCAAGGAACCCAAATTCTATTTTAGATCCAGAAGGAAAAGTCCATATCTTTTCTACTTCTCGGAACTTACAACCTGGGAAAGCTTTTGGATATAGCTCCCTAGATTTATCAATAAGTTCCCTCAGTTCAGGCATTGAACGCCTTAGTATTAACGCCCTGTGTGCAGCCCTGTGAGCGAATCTGAGGGGATCTACTAACATAGCATAGGACTTACCACCACCTGCTGCCCCTCCGTACAGTACGTCCGTTTCAGGGGCTGCTAAGAAGTCTGTTTGAGGCCCTTCGTTAGGCTTAAATATTACTTTATCTTCTGCGACTTCTTTTACAGTAGGAGCCAATAAATCTAGCTCATCTTCGGTTATTACCTTGCCAGTAGTAGACTCTATATCTAAGTTTTCATCTAACTTAGACTGAACCTTTGCTTGAGCATTTAAACTAGTTTTAGCAGACTTCAACTGCTTGTCAAGCTTTTCTACTCTTTTTTGTTTAGCCCTGATAGACTGTCTAGCTGCAATCTTAGCCTTTTGCTTAGAGCTATAGTTATATTTGTTAGCTGCGCCTGTAGCTTCTCTTTCATCTTTTACGTATTTTGAAAGAGCTTGTACCGATATGCTGTATCCCTTAGCCTCTATGAATAATCTACCTTCGCGTATCGACTTGATGGCTCCTGATACAATACCTTCAACAACCTCTTTTAAAATCTTGTACTTAGATTCATTACGTACAAACTGCTTGTTCTCTACGTCTGCATCGTAGGCAAACGGCGCAACTCCCTGTGTACGTGGTTTAGTCTTCGGTAATTTCACTATATTCACCTTCTACAACTGTTTTAGCTGGAAGAATGAATAAAGCACCTCCCTCAGATTCCACGTTAACATCTAACCTATCCTGTTTTCCTAGCCCTGTGCGGTCTAGAATGGTCTGTGCAGCCTGTAAACGTACATTGGCTTGTGGGATAGGTTCATCAGTATTCATCACCTCTACAAGCTTTAGAGCAGCTTGTGGTGCAGATTGAGCTAGGATATTAGAGGCCAGTTCTATTATTTCATGTTTAAGTGATTTTATGACTTGGAAATAGCTACCTTCCGAATATCCTGCAAGCTCTCCTGCTCTCTTTGGATCACCCCCTGTTGTAATGAGATAGTCTAGAAACTTCTGCTGTCTTTCAGTGAGTTCTCGGGCTTGTTTCTTTTGTGGTAAATACTGACTCATGCCCACTATTATAGTGTTGTTTTTCAGGTTTGTCAAGTCTTTTGTAAAAATAACTTGACAAATCGTAAATCTGACTGTATACTAGAGTAACTCCCTATGAGGGTTGTGCATATATATACCTACCCTGTGAAGCTTTAAAAGCTTTAAAAGGTGAGGCAAGCTTTTTAAGGATTGACAACCCAAAATTAGCATAAATTGTATACGATTGTATTACCCCCACCCCACCCCGTACCGGCCACCTGCCCCGCCTACTTCTGAAATCCTTGCAATATTCGTGCCACTTCTAAAAACTTTTAAAAACTTTTGAAACGGGCATGAATCTTGCATAAACTTTTAAAAGTATTCCAAAGTGTGGACAATTCTTGTGAAGCTTTCCAAAGTCTACAGATTACAACATCATTTCTAAAAGCTTCCCAAGCTTTACAATAACTTACCTACATTTTCACTACCCTTCCTTTCCTTTCCATATTCAATCCATTTTCTTTCCATTTTTACCCCTTTACAGACTTTTGGAATGTCCTTAAAGTGTATCTCAAGTGAACGGGCAATGCTTCTGAACGTAGCAAGTACCTAGTTTAGCTTGGCTTCCTAGGAGGTCGGATATAGGCTAAACACGTTGAGAAGAACCGAGAGCTATACTTAGAGGATAGCCTGAGTAGAGACGCCAAGTGACCTAGGGCAGCAACGTCGAAGCGAAGATACTAACTGAAAAACTAAGTAATTAGAAAAGCCTAGCCGGAGGCATGGCCTAAATAAAAACGCACTTTATGTGCTGTTGATCTCGCAAGATCTAGTATAGAATTTAGGAGTGTCGTTATACCGGCTGGCTTACTTCTAAAGATTTTCTCAAGTCTTTAGAATTAAGCTAACTATGAGGTTTTAAAATGAAAAAGAGACAAAACATTTTAAATTTTAACAAGCCAAACACTACGCAAGATCTCAGAGATTTATTTTTTGTTGATAAAGTAGAAAAGAAAAATGGTGAGTTAATATGCTATTTGGCCCAAGACTACTGGCTACCCAATAGAGACGATGTTATGGGTGGTTCTAGATATGTTAGAGGGCGTAAGCTTTCGCAAGTGATAGATCAATTAGATGATGTTATCATGTATAGCGGAGACGATTATTTAGAATATATGGGCGTGGATCTAATAGAATTAGTTAAGGAACGTCGAGCTATGACATGGCAACAAAGACAGGAAACTAAGAGGACTTTTTAATGAGATACCCAGAATTAGCGCGAGTCGGTAAACAATACCACAAGGACACAAACTTTTGTGGTGTTATCGCTGTGGCTGTTGCTACAGGGATTAAGTTTACCAAGGCATCAAGCCTACTTAGGAAGGGAGGGCGCACAAAACGCAAGGGAACGCCATTCCACGCTTTTAACTATGCTTTAGAAAAGCTTGGTTATTACTCTGAGAGCTACGAGGGAAAACAGCCAAAAAGCCTAGCTACTGCCGTTAGGATGTTACCTAAGAAAGGGACGTTCTGGATATTGACCAACAGACACATTACCTGTATAAAAGATGGTGTGATGGATGATTGGACAGCAGAGCGCAACAGTAGAAAAAGAGTAATTTGGATTAAAGAGATCAAGAAATATTAGGAGGTTTCATGTACTTTGACAGATTCGATATTGTAAACGCATATTATCATTATTTTAAGGACTACCACACGGGCATATTCTCAAATGAATACTTGCGATTAAGTAAGATCAAGAGTTATTATCGCCCTAGTCACAGAGAACAGAACGAAATGACAGACAACGCCAGAGCAATCTATAACCAACTAGTGAGGAACTAACCAATGATAACTAAACAACAAAAAGACCTAATAAACAAAGCAGCTATCTATCTATGCAGAGAGCTAGACAATATAACGTGGACAAAATACGCCACCAAACTAATCGATGATTGCACCAAATCAGAGCGTGAGCACAGAAACGGGTTCTGTTACGGTAGAGAATACCCGAAAGGCTTTACCGTTCCTTTAGCTGGTAAATATCAAGCTATCAAATACATGGCAGAATTTTTATGTAGAGTACCTAGACCAGAAATAAAAGATCTGATACATCTAAAGAAAGAATATGTGTATGCTGCGTCAGTGTTTGAAAACTATAAAGAAGAAGTTAAAAACGCGATTGGTGACCTTGTGCCTGAGATTCTAGAACTGGACTATGTA